ACCAGTGTTGTATCTGGTGTAGTGGTGTTGGGCCTTGCTGCACCATGGAGGGATGTCCTCTCGAGTGCGCTAAACCAACTTGGACAGGAGTACGCCCTAAAGGTGGAAACTGTTCGCTCTCTTTTCGCGGATGTTGGGCTGGTGAAACTAAAACCAGTCGAAAACCATCCGCATGGTGCTGCCGCGTCAAGCCGCAGCACAGGCTCGTATTTCATCTACCGGTTCGCCAAAGAACTCGGCCGTGAAGTGTGTTATTTTCAATGTTCAAACGCTGACAGGCGCAATGGACATGTTGGGGGTAGGTCCTGGTTCTGGATCAAAGATGCACAGGTCATACCCACATCCTTCTGCCCGCGAGACAATGTCATCGCCATGGTGGATGTTGACCAGTACATTGACATGGACGAGTTCCTCACTGAACACTTCCAGCCCGTCGTGCTCTACACTTTTCAACCCTCTGCAGTTTCTGCTGACCGAGGGGAGTACACCTACACCTTTGATCACAACAATGAGGTTATTTACCGTGTTGCAGGAGGTGCGGAGTACAGACATAAGGTATGGAGCTATGACCAAGATGTGCTATGCACTCATCGGTTTTGGCCTGGAAAATCCTGGACTAATTGGCGCAATTGGATACCATTTGTTACAACTGCTTACCTTGTTGACAAAATTGAGGTTGATCCCGACCACCAACTTGTTGGTTTGCTCCCTATCAAGAGGTGGCATGGCCCCGCTGCATTGTTGGCGCGTCTCCTTAAAGGGAGTTCTCTGCGCCGCATCAAGGTTACTGTGGGTGAATTTACCAGATTGGCCGTCCATCGAAAAGATGGAACTTATGTGTCAACTGGAAAACCTCTCACGACATTGTCCGGAACTGTACCAGCACGCGTTGACGACTACATCGCTTCCGTGGCTAGGACTTGCAAAGCGGGACTCACGCCACACCATGTGAAGGACGTGATGCCAGATGACAAGTTGGGAGCGGGTATCGTTTACGAATTCCACGCTCAGCAACTGCCGCCAGCTTGTCATGTTACATACTCTGGACAGCCCGGACAGTATGTACGCGGATACCAATTTTCACCGAACGAATACGATGCCGAAGCCAAACACAGCCTGGTCTCATATATGGCCCCTCTATTAGATGGAGGGTTCTGTCCAGACGTCACGATGCCGAACGCGCGACAGGCTGTTGTTGGAAGAATATTAAAAGTCAAAACTCATACTCACATGACCAAGTTTCTCTATGGAACGATTGACGAATTCGTTAAACTCTGTTACCGCGAGGCTGGTGTTGAACCGTTGTCGCTCTTCCCAGTGCATCCCGAAGAAGTTTACAAACGCCAAAATCGTCCAACCCAGAAACGTATTCTGGAGATGGCTGAATTTATAGAAGGACG